AAATGTTTTAAAACAAAATGAACATCACCCTGCTCACACACATTCAAATAATTTTTTAAGTGGTACTTATTATCTACAATCAGACCAAGGTGCAAGTATAGTTTTTCATGACCCAAGACCTGCGGCTGATGTTATCGTACCTAGAAAAAAAGAAACAAATACTTTAAATGCTAGTATATTAAGTTATGCATCAAAAACAAATAGAGCAATATTTTTTCCTTCGTGGTTGCCACATTGGGTGCAACAAAACAATTCAAAAAATTATCGTATAAGTATAGCCTGGAATATGCAAGTAAAAGGTCAAGTAGGAGAACATCATGAGTTCCAGTCAGCCAATCTCTAAAGACAAACTTTATAATTACATATATTATTATCCACATGTATTAGACCCAGCGTCTTGTAATAGTATAATACAACATTATAATAAAGATACATTTAATAGTTGGCAAACTTCTACGTTCTCAAATGCATACAAAAATTTAGGCACATCTAAAGTTGATATGAAAGAGTTTTGGATTACACCGAAACATCAAGACTATTATATTATACAAAAAGGTTTTAAGATAGCTGTAAACGATTATGTATCAATACACAATAGAATTAAAATACAAGAATACACAAACTTTAGAATTAACTGTTATGACACAGGTGGTTTTATGAAAGAACATATAGATAATATACATCATAGTCATGGTCAAAAACAAGGTTATCCACATCTAACATCTTTAATATTTTTAAATGATGATTATGAAGGTGGTGAGTTTGTATTATGTGGTGAACCTATAGAAAAGAAAACAGGTTCAGCAATTGTTTTTCCGTCAAACTTTATGTTTCCACATGAAGTTAAAAAAGTAATTAGTGGTGATAGATATAGTGTAATGACATGGATACTTTAATACTCGAAAAGAAAAATGAAGTCTATATAACAGTTGACTGTGACCCTAGCATTCAGCGAGAAATATCAGAGTTCTTTACATTTTATGTGCCAGGTTATAAGTTTATGCCTGCGTTTCGTAATCGTATGTGGGATGGTAAGATACGATTATTTTCACAAAAAACAAAAGAGATATACTTTGGATTATATCCATATATTAGAGCCTTTGCAGAAGAAAGAGGATATAAAATTGTAGCAGGAAAAGATGTTGAAGTTAATAATAAAGTAGATAGAGATATTGTTACTAAATTTTCTAATAGTCTAGGTCAAAAGTTTGAGGCTAGAGATTATCAGATAGACGCAATATATCATAGTTTAAAGTTCAATAGGGCGTTACTGTTGAGTCCTACAGCATCAGGTAAGTCATTCATCATCTATGCATTAATACGTTACTACTCGCACCTAATTAAAGATAAACCTAACAATCGAATATTATTAATTGTGCCAACAACCTCATTAGTTGAACAGATGTATTCTGATTTTCAATCATATGGTTGGAATGTAAAGAAAAATTGTCATAGATTGTATAGTGGTTATTCCAATCAAACAGATAAAAAGGTCTTGATATCTACATGGCAATCACTATATAAGCTACCAAAGAAATACTTTGAACAGTTTGGTTGTGTCTTTGGTGATGAAGCACATTTATTTAAATCTAAATCACTTACAGAGATTATGTCAAAACTTGAAGATTGTAAATATCGTATCGGTCTTACTGGTACACTAGATGGTGCTCTGACACATAAATTAGTATTAGAAGGATTATTTGGTGCTGTTAATAAAGTTACATCTACAAGAAAACTAATGGACAAACAACAATTGTCTAACTTAGTTGTTCGTTGTTTAATTTTAAAACACACAGATGAAAACTGTAAAATGGTTGCAAGTGGTAAATATCAAGACGAAATAGACTATCTAGTAAGTAGTGTATCAAGACAAAACTTTATTCGTAATCTAGCACTTAAATTAAAAGGCAACACTTTAGTTTTATTTCAGTTAGTAGAAAAACATGGTAAGAATTTACATGAGATAATAAAAAAGAAAGCTGATAGTAACCGAAAAGTTTTTTATATTTTTGGTGGTGTTGAAGCAGACGAAAGAGAGGCAATAAGAGGAATAGTAGAGAAAGAAAAAGATGCCATTATAGTTGCAAGTTATGGAACATTTAGTACTGGTGTTAATATTAAAAATCTACATAATATTATATTTGCAAGTCCTTCGAAAAGTAGAATCAGGAACTTACAAAGTATAGGTCGTGGTTTAAGACTAGGCGATAACAAAGTGAACGCCACATTATATGATATAGCAGATAACTTAACTTATAAATCAAAAGAAAACTTTACACTTAAACATTTTCAAGAGAGAATAAACATCTACACAGAAGAAGAATTTGATTACGAGATGCATAATATCGACTTGAAAGAAAGAGATAAATAGTTATATGGATGAAATATTAGAAAAGGCCCCAAACGATTTAACAGACTATAGGCTAGTCAGACTAACAGACGGCAGTATATTGGTTGGAAGTATATCGTTAGATAATGATTTTCTAAGGATACAAAACCCCTTACAACTAGTTACAACGTCAAGAATGACTGCAGCTGGTCTTAAAGATGATAACACTTTATCACCTTGGGTACCATTTACAAATGATAAAATGTTTGTTATTCCAAAAGATAAGGTAATGGTTATTTCAAGAGCTGCAAAAGAATTAGCAAACTATTACGAAGTGATATTGTCTAAGTTACAAAATACTAAAATTAAAACAGCCTACTCTCCTCAAGAAATAGAAAAGATGTTAGAGATGGCTGATGTTTTAGATAGAGAATTAAAAGAACAAGAAGAGTTAGAAGAAGCAGAATCGGAATATGAAGACCTTGATAGTAAGACTATACATTAAGCTATAGCTTCTCATTCAAGCAGCGACATAGTCGATTATACACAGATTCCTGAAAGTGTCAAGCACATATCAAGGAATAAATTTAATTTAACTAATTTAGTGAAAGGGCTTGCATTGAACTATAAAATGTAGTATAATAATCTCATGAAAAAAGAAGAACCTAAAAAAGAAGTAAAACTAAAACCAAGAGAAAAACCTCATTATGTAAATAATGCTCAGTTTCTAGAAGCAATGATAGATTATAGAGATAGATGTGAGGAGGCCGAAAAGCAAGGTAAAGAAAAACCGCCAGTAACAAACTATATTGGCGAATGTTTTTTAAAGATTGCTAATCACCTATCTTACAGACCAAACTTTATCAATTACACTTATAGAGATGATATGATTAGTGATGGTATTGAGAACTGTTTACAATATATGTACAACTTTAATCCAGATAAAAGTAAAAACCCATTTGCATACTTTACACAAATAATTTATTATGCATTTATTAGAAGAATACAGAAAGAGAAGAAACAATCATTAATAAAAAATAAATTAATTTCTAATGTGGGTGTTGAACAGATGATGGACCAAATGGTTGGTGATGAGACTCAGTATCAAAGTCAGATGTTAGACTATCTACAAAAAAATCTAAAAGAAGAAGACTTAAAAGACTAATATGAAAATAGCATTATTGAATGACACCCACTTTGGTGCCAGGAATGATAGTAATATATTTGACGAATACTTTTATAAGTTTTATGATAATATATTCTTTCCTTATTTGAAAGAAAACAATATTAAAACACTTATTCATTTAGGTGATATTGTTGATAGGCGAAAGTTTATTAATTACAAGATTGCTCATAATTTTAAACATAAGTTCATGGATAGATTATGGCAAGATAAAATTGATACACATATCATTATAGGTAACCATGATATCTATTATCGAAATACAAACAAAGTAAATGCTGTTAAGTCATTATGCACAGCACCTGATGGCGAGAACGAACCATTTATATATGAAGACCCTAAAGTTGTAGATTTTGATGGTTTAAATATTTTGATGATGCCTTGGATTAATCCTGAAAATGAATCCCATTGTTTAGAAATGTTAAACACAGCAAATGCTGATATTTGTATGGGTCACTTTGACCTAAATGGTTTTAGAATGATGGATGCTATGGTACAAAAACACGGATACGATAAATCAATTGTATCTAGATTTGAAAAAACTTATAGTGGTCACTTTCACCATAAAAATGATGATGGTCAAGTTTTCTATCTAGGCAGTCAATATGAAATGACATGGTCAGATTACAACAATCAAAAAGGTTTTCATGTGTTTGATACTGAAACAAGAGAGATTGAGTTTGTAAAGAATCCACATACAATATTTAAAAAACTTGTGTATGATGACACCGATAAAAATTATGATAAGTTTGATATAACAGACTACAATCAAAAGTTTGTTAAATTAGTAGTAGCAAACAAAAGAGACCACCAAATGTTTGACAGACTACTTGATAGATTATACAATGAGATTAGTGTACATGAATTAAAGATAATAGAAGACTACTCTGATTTAAGTCATACAAATGTAAGTGATGACGTAGCAGAAGGTTCAGAAGATACAATCACACTTGTTAATGATTATGTAGACCAATTGCCTGTCGACCTAGACAAAGACAAATTAAAAATTATGATTAAAGAGATGTATATTGAAGCACAAGACACGGAGGTCAAGGATTGATATTATTTAAAAAAGTAAGATATAAAAACTTTTTAAGTACAGGAAATCAGTTTATAGAAATAGATTTAGATAAATCAAACACAACACTAGTTGTAGGTGAAAACGGTGCAGGTAAATCTACAATGTTAGACGCCTTATGTTTTGGTTTGTTTCAAAGAGCATTTCGTGGTATTAAGAAAGACCAGTTAGTTAATTCTATCAACGAAAAAGATTGTGTTGTTGAAGTTGAATTTACAGTAGGTCAAAAAAACTATAAGATTATAAGAGGTATCAAACCAAATAAATTTGAGATATGGTGTAATGGTAATATGTTAAATCAAGATGCCGCTCAAAGAGATTATCAGAAACATCTAGAACAACAAATACTAAAACTAAACTTTAGGTCATTCACTCAAGTTGTGATACTAGGTAATGCTTCGTTTGTACCATTTATGCAATTAAGAGCAAGACATAGACGACAAGTAGTAGAAGAAATACTAGACATTGAAATATTTTCTAAAATGAATTTATTGTTGAGAGAGAAACAAAAGAATCAAGATGAATTAATTAAACAAACAGATTTTAATTTTCAGTTAGTTGATAATAAGATTGACGACAAAAGAAAATATATTGATGATATTAGTAACCGTAGTAAAGATTTAGCGGATTCTAAAAAAGCAGATTTAGATAAATCTATGACCGATATATCTAATTATGAAGAAGACATAAAACGAGTTAGAACAGATATTGCTAAATTACAAAAACTAGTATTAGATTCAACAAAGATAACTGCTAAACATAATAAACTTCATAGTATGGAAGCAAAGTTAGAAAATACTTGTAACAAACATAAAAAAGATTTAACTTTCTTTGAGTCACATGATGATTGTCCTACTTGTCAACAATCAATTAACGCTGTATTTAAAACCACAATGATTAACAAGAAGGCAGAAAAAGTACAAGAGTTAGAAATTGCGCTTGGTCAAATAGATAAAGAAATTAAAACAAGTCAAATGAAACTAGATACTATTAATAAGACAATGGTATCAATCAGAGAAAAAGAGTTATTGATTAATCGTTATGAAACATCTATAGAAGAAATAAAAAAACAAACAACTAAATTAGAACAAGAGATAGCAGAATTACAAGATGAAAAGGTATCTACTGCCGAACAAACTGGTGAGTTAAATCAGTTAGTCACTCAATCTTCTCAATTAGAAAAAGATAAGATAGACCAGAAAAGAGAAATGCTTTATATAGATACTGCTAGACATCTTATGCAAGACTCAGGTATCAAAACTAAAATTATAAAACAATATCTACCAATCATGAATCAATTAATTAACAAGAATTTAGCAAGTATGGATTTCTTTGTTAATTTTAGTCTAGATGAAGAATTTAACGAGACAATAAAATCTAGACATAGAGACGAGTTTAACTATCATTCATTT